CAAGTAGATCCATGGTGGGCCAACCGCTTAAATCTTCCACACCTAACCCCACGATGGGTGTTACAACAATGGGGTACCGAAGTTGTTCGTAAAAGCTTTCATGATGACACCTGGATCGCCAGTTTAGAAAACAAGATACGGAAAATAACCGACGATGTGGTCATTAGTGATTGTAGGTTCGTCAATGAAATCCAAGCTATACGTAATCAGGGTGGGATTGTTGTGCGTGTTACTCGTGGTGATGTACCACCTTGGTATAACTGGGCAGTAGAGTATAACAACTCAGCTATCATGCGGCGTGGAGAAATGATGCGTACTGCTGAGCAGGAAGAAAGCCCGATAAAATACAAAATCCATCTAAGTGAGTGGGCATGGGCTGGTACTAAATTTGACCATGTGTTTGATAACAATGGTCTACTAGATGATCTATACAAGAGTATCAACGATCTGGTATTATCTCTAAGTCACCCAGTTTCCACGGTAAATCCAGCCACGTAAGCGCCGCTGTGCAGTTCATGCAAACAGTTTTTAAATTACGGTGATCGCAATTATGTGGATTGCCATCCACATGATACACCCATAATTGGGCACTATATTTTGCCTTGAACCCACAGTGGTCGCATGTGGGTTTTTTCTTGTAGCCTGCCGTTTGCCATTTTGGTACTTGTGGTTTAATTTTCTTCTTTTTGCGTATACATTGTTCGCATCGACCGCGATAATATATGCGATCACCGCAATGATAATTTACTGCGCAAGATCGTTGTCTACACGCTGAACACATAGGTCTCATAAGGTATTTATAAACAAACCCTTTCAGAAAGGGCAGTTACAATGACGTTTTTTTGGTTAAATTCATAAATATCATTACTAGAAAAAGGATTTAACCATGGCACTGACTTCACCCGGCGTACAAGTAACATTGATTGACGAAAGTCAATACATCCCTGCAGCAACCAATTCGGTACCTTACATACTGCTTGCCACTGCACAGAACAAAGTGTCTGGTGCGGGTGTGGGCGTTGCTGCTGGCACACTAAAAGCAAATGCTAATAAAGTATATTTGATCACAAGTCAACGCGATTTGGCAAACACATTTGGCGTTCCGTTCTTCTACAAAACTACAGCTGGCACGCCAATTAATGGTTACGAGCTAAATGAATACGGCTTGCTTGCAGCATACTCGGCATTGGGCAGCACCAATCGTGCGTATGTGCAACGTGCAGATATTGATCTTACTGCGCTTACTGCAAGTTTAACCCGGCCAACTGCTGCTCCCGTAAACGGAACTTATTGGCTTGATACTGCCAGCACCGTATGGGGTCTATTCCAGTGGAACATAACTACCTCGGCATTTAGTAATAAAGTGCCATTGGTAATTACCGATACTGCTGATGTAGTATTGGGCGGCAGCGCACCAATACAAAGTATTGGAAGTATTGGTGACTATGCAGTAAGTGCTGTTGTTGTTACTAATCAGGCTCTGAACTCTATATATTTCAAGCGTGGTGGTCCAACCTCGGCACAAACATCAGCCACTGCGCTAAGTGATCTATATAACACCTGGGTAGCATTAGGTAGCGATGAGTGGAAAACGGCCTGGCCCACAGTGTCAGGAACGTTGGCACCAACCAGCTTAACAGCCGCGCAGACTATTATAATTAACGGGACCAGTGTTGCTGTTCCTGCCGGGCCTAACAATACAGTTACCAAATTGTCAGAAGCAATCAATACAGCAGCTATAACTGGTGTTTATTCTGCAGCGATCGATGGCAAACTGTTTATCTATGCTAATAGCACAGCCACAGCTGACGGTAGCACAGCCAACGAAGGAATAATAGCTATAGCTAATGGTACCGGAACTACATTAACAACATTGGGAATTACCCCAACTAGTTATTACGCACCAGCATTCCAGGCATCACCAAACTATACAACACCACGCTGGAGAAGCACAGATGTGCAGCCAGAACCAACTGGCTCTGTATGGCAAAAAACAACCAATGTTAATCTTGGAGCGAATTTAGTATTGAAAAAATACAGCACCGTACTTGGAACATTTGTGCAACAACCAGTACCAATTTATACCAATGGTGGCACAGCAACCTACGGGCTTGATCCAGTTGGTGGCGGGATAAACATACCAGTTGGCACCACTTATGCAAGATTAAATCCAACCGTTGCAACGCCCGATTTAGCTGCGCTTGAGATATTTGAAAGATTTCAATCCGGCAGCACTATTATAACCGGCGATACCGATACTCCTGGTCCATTTGTTTCTGGCAACACATTTACTATTTCAGCAACAGCTCCTGGTGTGGCTACTTTTTCTACACCTGTTACTGCAACGTTAACAGGCACAACGGCTGCTGCTTTTGTCTCGGCAGTCAGTGCGGCTGCAGTACCATATGTTAGTGCTAGCATTAACAGTGCCGGTGCGATAGTATTTGAACACAGCGCCGGCGGTATTATAAATTTAGCATCCGCAACAGGTACACCTATTGCCACAGCTGGCTTTAATGCCACTATTGAAGGAGTAACATTGTTTGGAATCACTCTAGGACTATCTTCGTTTACATCCAACCCAGATTTCTTTCCATACACAGCAAGTAGTACGGAACCAGATCAAGATCCTGCAGATGGCAGCACCTGGTATTATTCTACCACAAGTCAAGTAGATATAATGATACAAGATGATGGTGCTTGGTACGGTTATCAGAATGTTACAAATGATGTTCGCGGTGATAATCTGTCGCTTACCAATGCTGCCGGGCCAATCTTTAGCACAACAGCACCAACTACACAAACCAACACAGCAGCATCACCACTGGCATATGGCGATCTTTGGATTGATACGTCAGACCTTGACAACTATCCAGTTATTAATCGTTGGAGTTTGGTTAGCGGTGTTGATCAATGGGTAACATTAAACAACACAGATCAAACCACAGAGAATGGAGTATTGTTTGCCGATGCACGTTGGGCACCAAATGGCACCACTAATCCTATCACAGGGGATATTCCAACTATCGTCAGTTTATTAACAAGTGATTATCTTGATCTTGATGCCCCAGATCCTGCATTATACCCACAAGGCATGCTGTTGTTTAACACACGTCGTAGCGGATACAACGTTAAATCGTTCCAAGTTGATTACTTTAATGCAACCGATTATCCAGACAGTATTCTGCCAACAGAAACCAATGCATGGGTAACAGCATCCGGTAATAAATCTGACGGTTCGCCATACATGGGTCGTCAAGCACAACGAGCCCTTATTGTGGCTGCATTAAAATCAGGAATTGATGCCAGTGTTGATATCAGAGAGGAACAACGCGAGTTCAATCTTATGGCTTGCCCACAGTATCCAGAACTGATAATGAATATGGTAGAACTCAATAATGATCGCAATCAAACATGCTTTGTTATTGGTGATACACCATTGCGCTTGGGCCCAGATACTACAGCATTAACAGATTGGAGCACAAACGGCAGTGGTGCCGGCATTGCGACACAAGATGGTCTTTCAAGCAATGATGAATATCTTGGCGTGTTTTATCCAAGTTGCCAAACAACCGATCTTAGCGGAAGTGCAGTGGTACAACCACCAAGTCACATGATGATTCGCACTATTATCCGTTCAGATGCCGCAGCATATCCTTGGTTAGCCCCAGCAGGAACACGTCGTGGCGTTATTGATAATGCTGCACGTATCGGATATGTTAATGCAACAACTGGAGAATTTGTAACTATTGGTGTTCGCCAAGCATTGCGTGATGTATTATACAATATTGATATTAATCCAATAACTTTTGTCCCAGGTATCGGTATTACTAACTTTGGCAACAAAACAGCCACCACAGTTAGTAGCGCAATGAATCGTATCAATGTGTCACGCTTAATAGCATTTATACGTAGTCGATTAGAAGGTATCGGTAAACAATACTTGTTTGAGCCAAATGATCAGATCACACGTAATCAAATACAAAATGCTATAAGTGGATTGATGAATGATTTGATTGCAAAACGTGGTATATACGATTATCTGGTGGTGTGTGATTTAACCAATAACACTCCGGCACGCATTGATGCAAATGAATTATATGTTGATATCGCAATTGAACCGGTTAAAGCAGTGGAGTTTATCTACATACCACTACGCCTTAAGAACACCGGCGAAATAGCGGCCAGCCTAGCAGCAACCGCAGTAGCAGCATAACAGTAAGTGATTAAAAATAGGCCGTAATTGGCCTATTTTTTTGAAGATTAAATAGAGTTACCAGTAAAATAACCACGAATTATTTTTTAAATTTAACAATAAATAACATATAGAAGATAGGATCTAGTAAAGTATGGGGGTTTTATTTTCATGAGTATTACCATAAATAAAGCATATAGGAGATAACAAAATGTCCGTTTCATCGCTAACTAAACTAACAGTGCCTTTGGCCAGTGACCAAAGTAATCCCGCACAAGGCTTGCTAATGCCTAAACTCAAATATCGCTTTCGGGTGATGTTTCAAAATTTTGGTGGTGGTGGTGGTGATGTATTGGAATTAACCAAGCAGGTAATGGATTTTACACGTCCAACTATAAGTTTTGGCGACATTGATATTCCAATCTACAATAGTACTATTAAATTAGCAGGCAAACATACCTGGGGCGATTTAACTTGCAAAATCCGTGATGATGCTCACGGCAACGTTAGTAAATTAGTTGGCTATCAACTACAGAAGCAGTTTGATTTTATGGAACAGGCCAGCGCATCGGCTGGCATTGATTATAAATTTATTATAAAATTTGAAGTACTAGATGGTGGTAATGGCACTAGTACTCCAGTTGCATTAGAAACTTGGGAGATATACGGCTGCTATATTAAAGAAGCAAATTATGATAGCATGGATTATTCTGCAAGCGAACCAGTTACCATTACTCTTAGCATGAGATTTGATAATGCTATACAAACCCCAGTTGGCAGCGGTGTCGGTGCAGTTGTTGGCCGTGCCCTGGGTGACGTGGCTACCGGGGTTACCCAAGGGTAATTTATAATGTCATTTGGTCAAGACTTCCTACAAGGATTTCTTGGTAGCGATGGACTGAAAGATTATAGCCACGCTTCGAAGACATTTCGACCTAATGGCTATAATCTTTCCCCACGTAATAAGTTTCTATTCCACGTTTATTTCACTCTCAACACATCACAAATCCCGGCATTGCAAGCAAGTAT